AAGTGAAGACTTTGCTAGATTATTACCTAGTATTGATACAGTTAAAGAAAGAACAAGTTATCTTGATAATATGAATCCTACTGAGGTTCAGATGGCTTGGATAGCATTGAAGTATCCAGAGAAAGATTGGAGCTTCTGGTTAAAAGAAAGGAGAGTTATATAACCCCTAATCGGATAGATAAACATGGCATATAAGAACAGACCTTATCAGTATTTGCTGACGTTTCCCAAAGGAACTAAGAATAGTTGGGATGAGTTCAGTAAAATAGCAGAGCAACAAGGCAGACCAGTTTCTGAACTTGCTAGACAAGTAATCAAATCCTATGTCAAGGATTGGAAGAAAGAAGAGTTGTAATGCCTCGCTATGATGATAGTATCAAGGAAGAAGCTAGAGTCTTTTTCTTGCAAGGAATGGGATACAAGACTATCGCTAATAAATTAAAAGAACAATATAACAACTCTATAGCACATAACACGATCAAGAGTTGGGCATTGAAAGATAATTGGCATTCTTTACTAGATGAACAAAGAGAGGTTATTAAGCAAGAAACCGCAAGTAATAGCACCCGTTCTACTATAAGGAATATCAAAACACTGCAATCAATACAGTCTAAATTTACATCACAATTAGATAGCAGTACGTCAGAGATTAGAGCTTACGAAATGGTTTCTGTGATCCGAGAACTGCAACGTCTTGAGGGTGCAAAAGACTTGCAAGATACTTTAATTCAGGAGATTGCAGAGAAGATGCCTGAAGCAATGAAGAAGGCAGGCCTATCACAAGAGCAGATTAATTTAGTAATTAGGAACTGGGTAGAAATGGTAAGGGACTTGGAGTGATAATAGAAAGAGCATGGGCTATGCCTCACAAACAAACATTTACAATAAAGCCAATTAAAGAATTAATACAAGAAGAAATAGGTAATAATTACATTGACCCCTTTCCTTTTGAATACAAAGAAGACGCAGTAGATTATCTTAAAAAAATAGAGTCACAAAAGTATGGTGTATTCGATCCACCTTATTCGCCTAGACAATTAAAAGAATGCTATAATGGTAAAGGAGAATATGATACAAAAGCTAGCACATGGAGTAGATGGAAAGATTTGATGGCTAGTAAAGTACAGGACAAATGTATTTCATTTGGATGGAATACTTGCGGTCTTGGGAAAAAGCGAGGTTTTGAAATTACAAGAATATTAATAGTATGTCACGGAGGAATGCATAATGACACAATATGCACTGTCGAACAAAGAGTTCAGGAAAGATTAAATGTTTAGGATTTGCGATAGCGAAACTGGTAAAGTAATTTATGAAACAGATAATATCCAAGACTTATCAGACTATCTTTATGATCAAAATCCAAAGTATCTTACTGTAAGTATAAATGAGGAACACGTTAAGAAATGGCAAACATTGAAGGATTAGAACAGTTTACACAACACTTACTTGCTAAAGGTCTAATACAAGAAGACTTAGAGTTTATTGATTTTGCTAATGATATACTTACTGACTTTATGCGCATGGAACCTAGTGAGTACGTTCCATTGGGAGAAATGCACAAGAGTTGGTTTGATACAATTAATTCTGATAAAAGATATGTAGGAATAATGTGTGCAAGAGGTCACTTGAAGACTACGTTTACTTTGACATACTGTGCATACATGATGTCTAAATATCCAAACTACAGGGCATTGTATGTATCTGCAACACTTGACCAAGCAATAGACAAGTTAGAACAGTTTGAAGAATTATGTAAACGTTCTTGGAGATTATCTAGCTTCATCAAAGGTAAAGAAGATGGAGGATCATGGAAAAAGAGTGAGAAGCATTATAGCAATGGCAGTAGGATTAGAGCAGCATCTACTAGCAAATCTTTGGAAGGGCCACACGTTCATCTAATTATTCTAGATGACATCCTGGAAGAGTTTCCTAAAATGTCAGATGACAGAGTTATACATTTTATCAAAAGAGTTGTAATGCCTATGCGTTTACCAGAAGGCAAAATCTTGTTAATTGGTACACAAAAGAGAGTTGGCGATGCAACAGACTGGGTTAGAAGAAGTTCAGATTGGGCGCACGTTTGGCATCCTGCCTTGAACAAAGAAGGCAAACCAAGATGGCCAGAGTATTGGACTATGGAAAGATTAGAAGCAGAAAGACACTCTATGGGAACTAGAGCTTTTGAGTCAGAATACTTATTAAATCCACTAGATCCAGAAACCGCAGTAATACCTTGGGGAGTTATTGAACCATGTTTGGATGAATCATTAGGATTTGACAAACCAATAGGAGATACAGATATTGTAATAGGAGTAGATTTAGCCGTAGGCTTAGATACTACAAATGACGAGACTGCATACACAGTTGTGTCTTATGATAGAGATACTAAGGTGCGTCAGATATTGTATCAGTGGTGTGGTAAGGTCAAAGCAGAAGGAGCAGGTTGGTTGACATCTCAGGTAAAGAATCTTGTATCTTTAGCAGAGAAACATAATCCTACAATGATTATGGTAGAGACTAATGGGTTCCAGAGATTGGTAGCACACGCTGCTAAGGATTTGGCATCTTTGCCTGTTCAAGGTCACAGAACAGGGTCAGAAAAACATCATGCACAGATTGGTATTCCTAGAATAGCTTTGGCTCTAGAACAAGGTAAATACATTATACCCTGGAATAAATCTGTAAACAAGTCAGGGCCTATCGGATCAAGAAAACTTGTAGAAGGATTGTCTAGGTTGATGTGGGGTAAAAATGGTAGACTGGATGGACATACATCAGATGCAGTAATATCGTTGTGGATGTGTGAGTTGGCGATACAAGATATTGATAAGCGAGGAATCCGTGTTACAAGCTGGGATAACTTCTAAGTTCATAGAACCATTCGGACTGTAAATTATACTTAGAATTTATTATTTTTTTTATTTTTGTGCTTAATTAATAAAGGGAGCGTTTATATAACCCTAGCAAACTATAGTATTGTTGCTTAGAGGCCTAGTGTGGTCATCAAACCAACCTCTTTGCAACATTACAGTAACACAGGTGTCGTTACCTGAATCAAGCCCAAGTCTTGCAGGGGTCTGTTACAATTTGCAAGAAGGGTCTGGCCTTGCCCTCTCCAAAAAAGGCCACTTACAGTCATCAAATTGACAAAGGAATGATAAAATTGCCCCGAAGAAAAGAATACAACAACAGCGGAAAGTCAGTCCTACTCCATGTAGGTATTGACAAAGAGAAAGAGTACATCCTAGATTGGATGAGAGATAATTTTGACAATGTGTCAGAAGCAATGTGGATCATATTAGCAGACCACATAGAAAAGGTAGAAGAATCTAGAGCGAGCTATACTTTAACCAGGAAAGGTAAAAGAATGACAGCTCAAGATAAATTTTTTGCACTTGTTGAGAAATGGGGGTGAGTGGGTGAACAAAGGCAATCCGTTAACAAAAGAAGAATGGAAGGTTTGTCCAGAGTGTCAAGAGCCTCTTGCTAAGTGGAGTACAATGGCAGAGGATAGAATTCATTGTAAACATTGTTACAATAAATTAAAGTACGGAGTATCTGACATCAACAACTGTTTTCAAGGGTCAGTTATTACCTTAGATTAATGAAGCGTCACAAAGCAGGACATGATGAACAAACAACACTTTGTGGATATAGATGTACAAAACAGGAATACAGGATCATGAAAAATAGACATATTAGTTTTGTAAACTGTAAAAAATGTTTGGAGATGACTAAATGAGGTGGAGATTCGATTGCTTTGTTTGCGGAGAGCGTTGGGAAGAAGAACACAGTCATTTAGAAAAATACCATTTTATGTTTAGCGAGGATCATAAAAAAGAAGGTAGGCCAGTTGTAGATTGTTACAAATGCAAACTAGAATCTATCTATACACCGATAGTAGGAGATATGGTTGGAAATCGTTCTTGAAATAATAACAGGATTTCTAATGGCAGTTTTGATTACGATGGTAGCTTGGGCAATATACTCACTTGTAACTCTGAAAAGGCTGTAATTATATATGCTTTTGGAATCTAAATTACTCCTAGAAAAAACAGGCCCAAGCACAAAACATAGGGTAAAAGCTTATATATGCTTGGTAAACTAATATGGTATGAGCAAAAATAACTCAACAACAAAAAAGCAAACAAAATACACGCAATTTTACGTCAGCGATTCGGTTAGAAATGTCGAAGAAGATGATGTCAAATTTGTTTATGTAAGAAGAAATGGCGAAATGTCAGTCTACACTCCAAATGGAGAGGTTAGATTTTGTTTCACTAAAAAAATGATGGAACGCATGATGAAAGAAATGGAGAACTAAATAAATGGGTAAGACAACAGTAATCAGATTTATACCAGATGACAAAGCATTTGCAAAAGCTTATGCTGAATTTATCAAACGCAAAAAAGAAAGAGGTGAAGAATGCAGTTAGTCTTATATCGTTGCGATGACTGTGACAGCCCCAAGATTCTAATGGAATCAGGATGGAGATGTTTAGTATGCGAAGATTAGAACCAATAACAATTAAATTAGCCAAAGTAAATCGTGAAGATAACTTTGTAACTTCCACAAGACAGTGGATCAAAGAAGTAAGAGAGGACATCAAAAATGGGGCTAACAAAAAAGCTTAACAAAGTAGAAGACCTGGTATTTCGACATTTGAAAGACCATGACGTTTGCAGAGATAATACTAAGTTTCTGTATTACTCAGTACTTCAAGAGTTCTACAGAGCCACAAGCCCTAAAGGTAGACTATGTGAAGAAGACAAGTTCTTATCAGATTTATACGATTTGCTACATTTTGCTCCTTGCGATGAATCAATTCAACGATCTAGAAGAAGGATTCAAAATAAGCTAAAAATGCACCAGTCATCTAAGGCAGTTCAAGAGATGAGGAAAAAGGCAGAAGATACATACTATACTTGGTCTGTTGAAGACTGAATAAATATATAAAGGGCAGTGGGCATAGTCAATACCGATGACAAGCTACGGGCCTAAAATTATCCATGAGAAAACTTTCAACTTCCAAAGTACAGAGGGCTTGTCATCATAATGGCTCGACTCGAACTTAAGGGCATTGACAACCGAGTTCGAGAAGATGTAAAAGTACTTGCAAAAACACATGGAGTCACAGTTGCTAAATTTTTAGAACCAGCGATCAAGAATTACATTTATCAAGCCGATAATAGAGAAAGGCTTATTAGAGCAAAGAGGTCTGACCCAGACTGGTAGTATGGGATTTTTTGACAGATTTAGAGCCAAGCCAAAACAAACATCTAATTTACAAACATTCTTAGATGGTAATTTAGAGAAGGAAGCTAGAACGCCAGTTTACGATATGGCTCCTGCAATGGGAAGTACTGGGCCAATGCGCATTGACCCAATATACAATCTACATCATTTAGAAGATTTAGCAATAAACTATTCTCATTTGCAAACTGTAATCAACCGTATTGCATCGCAAACAATTGCTAAGGGGTACAGATTAGAACAGACTGTACAGAATCCTAGTGAAGACCAGAAGGAACTTCTTGAGCATTTGCTGAAAGACCCAAGCAACGGAGACAGTGATATTACTGGTGAAGAGTTTTGTAAAGCATTGATTAGACAGCTTGAAGTCTTTGATGATGCATGGATTTCTATAGTTTACGATTATGTCAAAGATGATTCGGGTAGAATTTTAGGTAAGAAAGTATCTCAGTTATGGGTTGAAGATTCCAAACAAATGCGATACAATACAGATAGATTTGGTAGATTCCAAACAGAAAACAAATTTTGCCCTACTTGTAGAGGAACTAGAAGTGGGTCTGCTTGTTCTGAATGTGGTACAAAACTAGAATTAATTGCATATACATTTGAAGATGTAGAAGGAGATATACCGTTTGCAAGAGATGAGGTAATACACTTTAACAAATATAGTTCTACAGCTAGATTGTATGGACAATCACCAATTGTTGGATTAATGAAAAAGATAGAAACTGCATTGGCAATAGAAAACTATCAAAACAAATTATTTAGATTAGAAAGACCACCAAAAGGATTCTTAGATATTCCAAACTTGGATGAAACTGCTCTCAACAGATTGGGAGAATATATTGCAGAAGAGACCAGACGCAATCCTAACTTTGTCCCAATTATATCATCAGGTGAAGGACAATCAGGAGCTAAGTTTGTTACAATCATGCCAAGTCAGGGAGAAGCAGGTAT